CAGATAAACGACGCGGCGTCGTTGTCGTAGTGGTTGCCATCGTCAGTGCTGTTGTTCCAAAAGGTGAAGAAGCTGTCCGGGTAAGGCTCATCAGGAGCCAGCGACCCTTGAAGCATAACAGGAAAGCCGAACGTGCTCAAAAGATTAATTAATTCTGTTTTCAATTCTTCAACCTCCCATAGCTCTTTTGACAGCAGCTTCAAAGCGCTTTTTCTGTGCTTTTTTGACCTCATTTATAATTTTTCGTCCATAGAACGCGTCATAAAGCGCCTGGTCTTTTTCCTGACGTGGCGTGCCGTACATAAGGTAGACCGACGGCATTCCCTTGCCGGTTCCGTTGTCAATGTCAAAACCTACTCTCGCGATCGCCGAGTCGCCTGTCCATTCAATGACAGGGGTGCTTCTCAGCGTGCTGAGTGTTTCGCCTGTGCGATAATGCTTATTCATCGCCGCTCGTGCCGCGTCTGTGACAATTTTGTGTGAGACTCGCAGAGCGCTCTCGGCAACGGGCTTAGAATTGACTTCAAGCTGCTTTAAGCGCTTGATAAGCTTGTCCATGTCCGGGAATTCAAGGCTGAGTTTATCCTTTGCCAAATCAAGCACCGCCCTTGATTCCGCGAACCTTGAACCTCAAAAACTGATTCCTCATGTTGATGTTCTCGGGCTCGCCGATTATTTCAAAAACGGCGCCGCTGTTAGCTTCGATAATCCGGCAATTCGCCTTGATTTCGGGTCGGAACCACGTCTCAACGGTCGCGGTGTTTTCCAATGTGTAAACGCCGTTTACATCTCGTTCGGTGCCGCCGAACGTCCGAAAACTGCCATAGAAAACGATTCCGTCCTGAGCGCTGGGGTAGATTTTGGATTCTACCCCATACGCAGTCGAATAGGACGGCACCAGCAGGATTAGCGGAACATTAAACGGAACTGAGGGCTTGTACGCGGTCATGGTTAACTAGCGGCAATCTGGGGAGTTACCGCAGTTATTGTCACTGCGTTGCCAACAGACACCGCCTTGTACAGCGTGATTCCGTCGGGCTGAACAGTGTCGCCGGTGGTGGTAACAGCTGTACCGTTAATCGAAAAGCCTGCGTAGCCGTAGGCTGCCACGAAATAAATGGTGACCGCTTCGCTTGTTGCGACATTGATCGTCTTTACAGGCTGATTTGCAAGAACATTTCCGGCATCACCGGTTGCGCTAAGCACAAAGTCACCCTCGACGGTCTGAGCCTGCGCGACTGTGAACTTCGTGCCGTTAAGTGTTAAAACCGTGCCGATCATCGACAAAAAATCAATGTTAGTGATGGGTACGATTCTGTCATTATTTACCATAAATAAAACCTCCTAATAGTTTTTATAAAGAGAGCTGGGTTGCTCTCTGCATGAAGTAATCAGAGAGCTTGCCCTGAGCGCCGCCATAGTTCCACAAGTCCGCTACGCCGCGAGCGACGATTCCCACGGTAAGAGCGGAAGCAGGAACACCGGCGGCAGTTAAAAAGCTGACTACTTCGTCAAAATAGATTTGAAGAGTGGCGTCCTGATAATCGCCCGTGATGTTGAGGGCGGTTTTGACGTCTGATAAGGTTACAGCCACTGCGCCGCCTCCTTAATCTCCTGCGGGCTTTATAACTTCCGCTAAAATCGCGATTCCCTCCGATGTTGTGTCCACACCGGCAAGCGCTGACGGCTCGCCGCCGAGCTGGGTGTAAATGAGCTTTAAGCCGTCCACGATTGTGGAGGCACTAAAATCGCTCTCAGAGCCTCCACACGCGACGAAAACCTTTTTTAAGGCTTCTACATTAGTCATGGGCTCACCACCTTAACCAGCGGCTTTTGTGATGAGGTAAACGCCATTAGGATTAATGATTTTGCCGTCAGTGACAACAAGCATCTTTGTAATCCATTTGTTTTCGCGCTCGTCGAAGTAACGGCGGATGGTCATACCGAAATTCTCGTTGAAGGCATACTCCCAGGGCTGCCACCAGATAGCGACAACATCGCCGACGTTGGCGGTCGCAAAGTCGGGGAGAACAAAGTTCTCGACCATCGAATAAGGCTGACCGAAGAAGAAGCCGCCGGGATTCTCGGCGTCGCCGCTCGAAACGGTCATGCCTGCCGCCTCGTAGTACAGAGGTCGGTTGATGTCGTCCTTCATGGTGCGCAGGTAGCGGTCAACGGTGCCCTTTGTGAAAATAAACTCGCCGGCATCGTAGTCGAGAGGAATTTCAGCGAAGAGCTTCTCTTGCCACGCCGCCCAGTCGCCGAACTCCTCGGCAGTCATGGGAATGGTGTGACCTGCCAGACCTGTTACTCTGGGGTCGTTCAGGATTCCGAGAGGCTGACCCACGCCGGTGCCCTTGATAGTCGCGATGTCCATAGCCTTGAAGAACGCGACAACAATCGCTCTTGTGATTTCCGCCTCGAATTCAGCGAGAGAAACCACGTTCGACAGGAAGCTTTGAGCAATTCTGATTTCGCCGACGTTGTAATCGAAAGAAATCAGTTCAACGGGTCCGATGTCCTGATTTGGAGAAACTGTGGACTGGGTGATCCACTTCATTTCTGTCTGAAACTCGGCGACAGGGAATTTAAGACCGCCCTGAACCGCAACCTTTTTTGTTTTTCTGTAAACCTGACCGACGCGGAGGCGGACAGTGTTGGTGATTTCTCTGACGATAGTCATAGGAATAACCGCTGTGGTAGCCTCGGTGTTGATTGTATCGCCGCTTCTCCGCGCGAGTGAGCCTGTTGTCACTATTGCAGGAACAACAGCGTCGCCGGTGCGAAGCTCGGCAGGAATGGGGACGCCGCGCTGAATGAAAGCCTTAAAGGCACGCCTGTACTCGATTGTCTCAGACTGCGCAACGTCGCCGCGCTGCTCTGTACCGGTAGAAACGGTCGAGCGGAAAGAACCTACAACGCCGCCGTTCACGCTCTGGGCGTTGTCCGGCACCTGGGCGTCTCTTGTAACAGTGGCACCGAGATCTACCGCTCTGCTCTGAGCGTCGAGCTCGTCAAGGGTCGCCTTGATGTCACGAATCTCGTCGTCCATCTCGGCGAGCTGAGCGGTAAGGTCTCTGACCTCCGCAGCATCGGCAGAAGCGTCGCAGCGCGCTTTGAGATTTTCGCGCTTTGCGAGAAGCTTTTTGTATCTTGCTTCAAAATACTTTCTCATGAATTAAAAACCTCCAATTTTATAATTAAAATCAAATTTAGCCTTGGCGAGTGCCAAGTCTCCTGCGGATGAATCGGTGTCCACCGACTGAGCCTTCGACCGCCGTGCGTTCTCCAACGCGAGCCGTGCTTTATCCAAAGCCTCTTTGTCTCGGGCGTCTATCTCGGTCGCGTCGTAAGCCGGGAAGGTCACGGCGCTGACTTCAAAAACTGAGCCTATTTTGGTAATATGGCGAATAGGTCGGTCGGACTCTAAGTCCTCCCATTTTTCGCCATCAATCGTAAACATGAACGACATTCCGCTGATGTCGCCTCGCTTTACAGCAGAAAAAAGAGCCCGAGCCGTTGAGTTGTTCTCAACGTCGAGCTTCACAAAATTAATAAACAATCCTTCATAATCTGACGTTAACTGCATGGTCGAGTTGCCGTTGTTCCTGCGCGACCGCGCAAGCGGAATCATGCGCGTGTCATGGTTTACCAAAAAGCGCACGTCTTTAAGATCCGCACCGTCCAAAGCGCCGCGGTCGATAATCTCGTCAAAATAACCCATGTCAGTTTTTGACTCATAAACGATAGGCCGACCGGTCAAAATTCTTGTTCCGTCGTTTTCTTCCGCCCTGACGTCAAAATCATATGAGCGGCGTACAATCTGGCCCTTCAATTTAATCACTCCTCGATAGTTTCTGTTTTGTTTTCGTCAACCACATCAACATTGACGTTCTTGCCGATTTGGTATTGGGCTGCTTTATTTGCGTCAATCCAGTTGAGCGACGAAAGCCGCACGCCGTCAAGCTCCGGCAACGGCTGCAAGCCAAGAGCAACGCGCTTTTCGTTCTCAAACAGCGCTCCGGTCGGCGAAAGGATGTTTATCATCTCAAGCGTTTGAGAAACAGTCATGAAGATTAATTCTTTTGGATAGAACTCAATCTTGTTTCCGAACGCTTTTTCGCGGCTTGTGAAGAGCTTCTTAGTGAACGCCTGGGAGAACGATTTTATAATCGGCTCGAGCGTCTTTTGATAGAAAGCCTCATAGGTTTCTTTGGAATAATCTCCGCGCAAGATGTCAATCGGGACGCCCCAGTTGCGAAGAATTTTATCGTCGATAAATTTAAGCGTGTCGCCGTCGACAAGCTCCGACCTGTGCTCAATCGGTGTGAATTCCGATTTTAGGTCGAGCGGCAGGAATCCGCTTTCGGAGTTCAGGAGCTTGCGCTCCAGTTCTTTCAACGCCTTCTCTGTCTTGCCGTCGTCAATCAGCGTGTTGTATTTAACGATTCCGTTAACCGCGTAGCTTGCCTTCATCGCTTTTGCGATTCCTTGGAGCAGCTGATTGTTCAAATCAAGCGTTTTAATCAGCGCCGCGTGGTCGGGCTGTCCGAACTGGTTGCCGCCCATGTAATCGTTTATCGAATAATTGTATTTGATGTGAATGACATCGTCATAGGGGAGCGTCGTGTTTTCGCCGGATGCAAACCAAAACTTTACAAATAGCCTGCCGCTGACGTCCTGAATAAAATCGACCGTTGTCGGGAGGATAGGGTACAGCGCCTCATAGTAACGCCGACTTTCCCCTGTCTTTTCGTCTGTCCACGTTCGATAGACAGGGACGATAAAGGCGTTGTAGTTGAGCAGCAGCAGCCACGCTGTTTTCTCTAAAAATTCGCTTGTCGTCATTAGTGGGTTCGGGTCGTTTAGAACGCTTTGAATCGTGCTGTCCTTGACCGGCTTTGGGTCGGACCCGATAAATCTGACATGAGTCGGATTTAGCTTTTTGATTTCGTCAACAATACACTTGACTGCCTGCTGAACCACGTCGGAAGCGTATATGTTTGTACCAAATTGTGAAAAAATCGGCGCGTACCCGTTCAACATAGGAGCAAGCGTCGTGTTTGACGGTTGCTTGTGAAATAATCTGTCAAAAACTCCCGTTTTAATCACCTCCGATTAAAGTTCGAAAATCTGTCTTGTATCGCCGGTACATCTCCTCGGCCATAATGAACGTCAGAGCGCCGTCAATGCGTCTGTTCGGTTGTCCGGAGATCTTTACCGGCTGGATCGTGCCGATTTCCTTAGCCTTAAAGCAGCAGTTTTTCAGACACCAACGGTCAATAGGATTGCGATTGAAGTTAATTATTCTCGATTTCAAATCGCTCTCACAGAGCTTCATCGCGTTTGAAAGGGCCTCGCCCTGAGCGAGCATTTCGGTTTCAAATCCGTATTCCTCGCAGCGCTCGGTGAACGTTTTTGAAAATCTCTGGTCATAGCCGATTTTGTACGGCTTGATTTTGTAATCCTTAAATAACAAATAAAACCAATCGCCTATTCCGCTGATGTCGATTTCGTTGTCTTCGTGTATAGTGATTAAGCCGGCGCGCGCCCACTCGGCGTAAGTCGCTCCGGCTTCTTTGTCGTCAGATTTCTCCAATTTTGTTTGAGGAATCCAATAATGAGAAAAGATGTACTTTGTCTTGTCGCCCGGCTTCATCAATAGCACCTTTGCGCTTGACAAGTCGGTTGTGGCGGACAAGTCGACCGCCCCCAAACAAAAAGAACCCCGAAATTCTTCGAGGTCAAAATCTTGTGTTTCGTAATTATAATCCTCCAGCATGAGCCATCCTTGGGCGGTGCTCTGGGGAATGTTGAAATCCTTCGTTAACAGGTGAACGCGCGTCGCCTTATCTTGCTTGGCGGTTTCAACGTCACGGCGCAGTTTGTTGATTTTCTTGACGCCGTAACGAATAGCAGGGTTTGACTTCTCCCAACTTGCTTCATCTGTCCAGACTTCTTGTTCAGAGTCCTGTTCATAAATGAACGCAAGGAACCGCTCGTCCTCAACCTCGCCGTTAATAACCTTTTTTGCGTAAGCTATTTTCCTATCAAGATAACAGTCTCGGTTGAAGCCCTGAGTTGTACAGTTCAAAAATAGCGGCTCGTCTTTTGAGCTCATGCCGCGCCAGCAAGCCTCGGCGACTTCTGACTGGCCGTTCTCTTCGTCAATGTCGTGGCTCTCGTCCAGATAGGTTTTTGAAATATTAAAACCGTCCTTGTTCTGAGTTTTTGAGCTCAGCCGAAAGACGGTGATGTTTTTCTGTTTGTTTTTAATTTCTGTGAGGTTTTGGCTTGTAATTAATTTTTTCGGGTCAAGCCGGGAACGCATACCGCCCAGCTCCGACCAAATTAATTTAGCCTGGCGATCATCGTTGCTCGCGCAGCAAATATCGGCGCCGCCTTCGCCGCAAAATAGATCATAATCGCCGTCAGCGGCGAACATGGTTGATTTACCGTTTTTTCTGGCGATTTCGAGCAGGCCCTCAATAAACCGCCGCTCTCCGGTGTCCGCCAGCTTGAAGCTGTACAACGCTTCCCACCAGGCTTTTTGCCACGGCATTAAAACCAGCGGCTTCATGTAGTAGGGCGCCTTGCTCTGGAAGCAAAGCGACTCCTCAAAAGCTATGCGCTTTTCCGCTTCTGTTGTGTCGTAAATGTATCTGGGATTATCTAAATCGGCAATCAGATTTTTGATTTCATTTCTTATCCAGAAACCAACAACGACTTCGCGCCGCTGAATCAGATCCCAATAGACCTCGAGATTCGTCATAGCGTGAATTTTTTTAGCGCTTCGAGCAGTTCATCTTGCGCCGAGCTTTCGACCCTGTTCAGCACGCCGAGCAGAACCCTAACCGCGTTCATGTAGCTTTGCGAATGAACCTTGCGCAGCCTTGCCGCTGCCGTTGATTTCTGCAACGTCGGGTCAGTCGGATGCACCTTAATTTGCGGCAACTTGGCGAGCCGCGCCATTTCATTCTCTAACCACACCAGCTCGTCAAGCAAGGGGTCGACCAGCTGCTTGACCTCCGGCGAGACATCGCGAAAAACCTCATCTAATTGTTTTCGACGGTTCATCATCAGACCTTCCTTTATTTATCAAAATTCAATTTCAAAAAATCTGAAAAAAACGAAAAATTTGCCGCGTGCGTAAACTAGG